GTTCTAATCAACAGATCATGAGACTTGATGAAAATGATGAGGTTGATTCTTTTAATTGGGAGTTACCTGATGGCAATTCTTATCCTACTGGTATACATAATCACCCAACTCCTTTGGGGGATCCTTTTGATGCTATGGTTATATCTGACTACAATAAAGGATTCCTTTCGGAAGAAAAGATATTTGAATTAGTTGAGTGGTTTGATGGTCCTGTATTCATAGACAGTAAGAAAACCAAATTACCAAAGAAGAATTGTTTTATTAAAATCAATGAGTTAGAGAGAAGTAAATTAAAAGGAAAGTATCCTAATGCTATTGTAACTAAAGGTTCTCAAGGAGCAGAGTATAAAGGTATACCATATCTTGGTGTTAAGGTTCCTACCTTTGATGTATCAGGTGCAGGTGATACCTTTCTTGCTGCGTTAACATATTTCTATCTTGAATCTGGAAGGATAGAGTTAGCAATACCTCTTGCTAATCGTGCTGCTTCAATTGCTGTACAACATCCAGGTACTTATATTCTTTCTATTGATGAAGCAGATGATTTACGTAGTTGATATTGACGGTACTATAAGTAATTGTCCAATAGGACAATACGAGAAATCCGAACCAATGATGGATCGGATAGAGAAGTTAAATAAATTGTATGATGAAGGAAACAGTATTGTTTTTTATACTGCTAGAGGTATGGGTAGGTTTGATGGTGATGGTCAGAAAGCACATGAAGCATTTTATGATCTAACTTATAATCAACTTAAGTCATGGGGATGTAAATTTGATAAGTTACACATGGGTAAATTCCATGCACATTACTTCATAGATGATAAAGGAATTAATTCCGAGGATTTCTTTGGATGAAGATAGTAGAAAAGGGATGGGGATATGAGAAGTGGATCTGCAATAGTTCAAACTATTGTGGAAAACTTCTATTTTTTAATGCAGGTATGAAGTGTTCATATCATTATCACAAGATTAAAGATGAGACATTCTATGTTCAGAGTGGTGAACTAAAGATGACTCATGGTTACGAAGATGATTTCTCTGATGCAAAGACAGTTATATTAAAGAAAGGTGATAAATTCTATATCCCTCCTGGGTTAAGACACATGATGGAGGGTATTACAGATGTAGAATTATTCGAATTCTCTACAGAACATTTCGAAGATGATAGTTATAGAATAGTTAGGGGTGATTAAATTCTGTATGGAGTTTTGCATCTGCGAGTGATGCTGCCATTGTCCATGCTGATTCACCTGATACCATATGTTGATCGCAATAATGCTCTATGGTATCTTCCATAAGTTCCATTAAGGATATTAAGTTTGCTGCTTTTTCAGGAGTTATTGACATATTCATGTACCGTAATAAATTTATGATCTGACCAAGACATATTTGACTCGGTGTTATATTGATATTTACCTTCTAAATGTTTAGGGAATGGTATTTCTTTAATATCAGCACCTTCTTTGTCTGCAATGATTTCTGCAACAGTATAGAAATCTATAGAGTCTCCACTACCAAGATCATAGATACCAGAAGGATTGTTAGCATTTAATACTACATCAACTACGTCATTAACACAAACAAAATCTCTTGACATTTTTTTAGAGTCTTCAAAGACTTTAATTTGACCAGTCATCTTTGCTTGTTCAGTAAACTTACTGATAGGACTACGTTGATCTCCTTTCAATTCTTCTCCAGGTCCATATACATTAAAGAATCTAAATCCTTGTATATTACTGAAACGATCTATGTTATCTTGTACCCAATAATCAATTTGAAGTTTTGTTATAGCATAGTAGTTTAATGGATTTAGATCCCCCCAACCAGCACTTCCATTACCATACACAGATGCTGACGACGCATACTTTACTGGTATATTATACTTGATAGCTTGTTCAAATAAACGTAGAGTGAGGTCTACGTTATAGAAATGTAACTTATTAAGATCTGTTTCTACAGTCGAAGAGATTGCTCCCATATGAATGATCTCATCTATATCATCCCAGTTAGGGAAGTTCTCAATCATATGAACTGCATTAAATGCTTCTACACCAATATACTTTTCTTCTCTTTCTTTAAAGTGTGATCCAATAAATCCATTACATCCAGTAATCATTTTCATAAATAAAACCTTCAACCACTAAATTATAAATAAGAATAACATAGAATTATTAAATTCGCAAGCAGGAACAGGCATGACAAATCCTACCTTTGGTTATTTAGGATCGTTAACACCATCTAAAGATGCAAGAGCTATTCTTCATACTGCAGATTCAGGCAAGTTAGTTGAGGGAAAACTTACTGTTACTCACAAGAATCCATTTCCAACTAGAATAAGAGTTGGTGTTTCTTCTGGATCGTTAACAGAATTTGATCCTTCATCATATATCATTTATGATCATATTATTGAAGAAGGTGAGAGTTATGAAACTGCATCGATATATTATGCAAATAATCAAAATTTAGTAATAGAATCTGACAAGGATAATACAAGTTTTATTATTCAGGGTCAGATGCTTGATGATCCAACAGGACAATCTGGATTTGTTAATTCAGTAAAGTTATCTAATCCTAAATCTCAAGCAGTTTTATACACTGTTCCTAGTGGTGAAGAAGCAACAATAAACATTTTCATTACCAATCAAGGTCCGAATCCATCCAGAGTTAGAATTGGTGTAAGTTCAGAAAATGAAATTACACTTGCTCCAGACGAGTACATGGAGTATAACCTTGATGTAAATCCAAGACAGACATATCAAAGAACTGATATTAAAGTACGTGGAGATCAAAGTGTTATCGTCTATACTGATAATCCTGATGTAGCGTTTGCTGCATACGCTAAATTTAATTATACAATTATTACTACCGACTTATCACTAGCAGGTAGTTTAGATGTTGGTACAACTCTTGATGTTGGTAGTAATCTTACGGTTGGTGGAACTTCTGTTCTTACAGGAAAACTTACAGCATCTAGTGGATTGGATGTATCTGGATCTACCGATGTAAGAGGAACACTTACTGGTTATAATTCCACTGATGTTCAAAAATATGGTATATCAAATGAAACTGGTTTAATATCTACTCAAGGATCTATATCTTCTGTTGGTGGTATTAGTACATCTGGTACTCTTGAAGTTGGAGCAAATAAATTTAGTGTTGACCCATCCACTGGTAACCTCACAGGTACTTCTGGGTCATTTTCATCTAATTTAGATCTTCTAAATAATAAGGTAACAAATCTTGCAGAGCCTACTGATCAAACAGATGCTGTTAATCGTAGGTATGTTGATTCAAAGATTACTGCTTTCTCTATCGCACTAGGATAAACAAGGATTATGGCAAAGAAACAGATTCGGGATTATATATTTTCTCCAGGTATTGCTGGTGTAGGGACGCTAAAACTTCTTGGTAAGTATGATAGTGAACAACTTTTGTTGATTACTAATACTGAAAAGAATGAAGTTTTATATAATTTTGCTGATACTACAAGACAAGTTAGTGTCGCATTTAATCAAACTGGTTCTGACCCAGATTTTATAAATGAAAACATGAGAACTAATGGTGTAACAACTATTACGTTCTTATATGATACTACAGCATATGCATCATCTGATCCTGTTCAGATCTTTGTTGAACAAGATGAGCAAAGAACTAGACCATACGACTTCGGTACAGACGCTATCGAACGTATGCGTTTTGCTGCTCCAGAGTCTATGCTTGATGCTGACTTTGAGTATGGAATTCAACCAACGAAGTGGCAAAGTATTGACCTATTAAGAAATTATCCTTCTATATACGAGATTCCTGGTTCTGATATTGCTACAACAGAGATTGTAACAGATGCTTCAGCAGGTTCTAGTGGTATTGGTCCTTCTTTAATTACAGTTACTACAATATTAGAACATGGTCTTGCTGTGGGAGATCCTATCAGTATGAAAGGTCTTGCTGATTCTGTGATAGGATTTTCATCTGCTGAAGGTTCATTTATTATTAATACTGTTCCTAATTCAAAAGAATTCACTTATTATTCAAAAGCAAAAGTAGGAACTACTGCTGGTTCTTCACTTAAATCTAGTTTTACATTCCTAAAAGAAGCTGGATTCTATACTGGTGCTGAAATTGGAACATCTCCTACATTCACTGTAGACACAAATGGATCAGCAGGAAATTTTGCGACAGAAGGTTCTACACCTGCTGGTTCTGTAACATTTGGTATAAATCCATCATCTACCTTGCCACCTATAGGTGCTCCTTTATCTGCTACTGGTATTGCAACAGGAACACAGGTAACTGGTGTTGTTGGTACTAATACTACTCTTAATATTACGAATTCATTTGTTGCACCTGTATCAACTATTACATTTAACGATACACAAAATATTGCAATTGGTGCTGCATTAAACAATGGTTCTGGTGATACTATTTTCGTTACTAATATTGAAGGTAGTGTCGTAACATTGTCTTCTCCATACACAACAGATAAAACAGGTAACAGTTTTATTTCTGGTGCTGTGGATGGTATTATACAGAACTTTGGATTAGGTATAGGATCAGCAGCATCAACACCAATACACCCATGTGCAGTATTTAATGTTCAGAGAACAAAGGGTGCTTATACTTCTGTTAGTATAAACGAAAAAACAGAATACTCAAATTTAGCACCAACTTGGATTGGTGGTGACAATAACGGTGGAGCAGGAGTAGGTGCTTTATTTACAGTAATTAGAACTGGTGGATCTAGTGCTGGTTATACTGTAAGTCTTAATAGTGGTGGTGAAAACTATGTAGTTGCTGGAAATGTTATATTTAATATCCTAGGATCTCAAGTTGGTGGTGTTGATGGTACTCCTGGAGTTGGTACACCAGCAGACGAAGCTGGTAATGATTTAAGAATTGAAATAACATCTGTTGATGGTAATGGTGCTATTGATGGGTTTACTGTACAATCAACTCATAGTAACATTAGTGGCAGTCCTTCAGTAGTTGCTTCTACTTCTATCAATGACGGTAGGGATTATTTTGTTGGAGAAAAAATTACGATTTATGGTAACCAGTTAGAAGGTTCTTCTCCTGAACAGGATCTTGATATTTACATTACTGGAGTTGGTGCAGAAGGAAACATTACAAGTTATAATACATTTGGTGTAGGTCTTGATGCAAGTCAAACTTATACAAACCAAAACCAAGATAGTACTAGTGGATCTGGTATCAATGCTCAATTTGATATTGACCGAACTGGTTCTGGTGTTACCAGACAGGAAGTACATGAGATACTTATCGGTGGAACAATTGAAACTGGTGATACATTCAAAGCAATAATCACTGAAACTATTAATAGCACAATATCTGAATTTGAATATACTGCACTTGCTGGTGATACTGTAACTGAAGTAAGGAATGGACTTGTTTTATTAATCAATGATCTTGCTGAACAGAATGCTGGAAATCCAACACCATGTTATGCTGTAAGTAAAGCAGATCAAACACCAACTAATGGAGTGGCAGTAATAGATTTATTTTCTAAAACTCCTGGAGTTAACTTTCTTTGTGCTGTAGTCACAGAAGATTCTGGTGGATTTGGTGCTGACACTCAAACAATGTCAGTTTCTATTACTACTACTAATTCTAATACATCGACTTCACCATCATATACAGTAACTACTCAAAATCAAGGTACTGGATATGCAATTAATGATACTATTACTATTAATGGTAGTAGAATGGGTGGAGTAGATTCAACTAATGATTTAACTATTACTGTTAGTTCTGTTACTGCTGCTGGTGCTATTACTGGAATTTCTCATTCTGGTACAGCCGTTGATGGTAGTGAACAGTTCGATAGAATGTTTGTAAACGCTCCTTCTTTTGGAGCAAGATTCCTTCCATCAATTACTGGTGGAGTATATTCTCCTACTGTTGATGATGCTGGTACTGGATATAAAGTTGGATATCAATTTAAGATTCTTGGTAGTACATTGGGTGGTTTAGATACAACCAATGATATGACTATCACTGTAACTGATATAACATCAGATGGTGGTGTTCTTGCAGTGTCAGCATCTGGTACTCCAGTAACAGGAGATTCTCTTGTTTTCTACCCAGCAATTTCTCTATCTTCTCCCACAACTCAAGTAATTGCAACAGCAACTACAGTATCCTATTCAGCAATTGCACAAATAAAAGTTGAATTTGCATCTAATCATGGTTTGGTTCCTGGAGATACAATTCTATCAGCAATCACATCTAGTGGAGGTGGACATGATTTGTGTTCTGGACCATTTTACATCAATGAAGTTCCGTCATTAACTACAATATTATATACCGCAAGAACTACTGGTACAGTTTCTGGTAGTTTGGTTGGTAAGGTATATCCAAGAACAGATTCATTCTATCGACATAGACCATTTGATGGTGGTGTACAATTGGGAACTGGATCACCTGCTCATGGTGCTCAAGCAGTTAGACAATCTAAAAAGTATATTAGATACCAGTCAGGTAAAGGTATTATGTATACCACTGGTGCTTTGTTTGCTCCAAACTACGACTTGCGTTCTGCTATTTCTACTGGTACAGGAGTTGGAAGTATCATTACACTTAAAACAGATGATTTGAATCATGGTTTCCAAGTTGGAGCACAGATACAACTTCGTGGTATAACATCTACTGGTTATAATGGTCATTATGTTGTAGCATCAGTCGTTGATGAAATTACATTTACCGTTATTGCTACACAAGTATTAGAACATACTAATGCACAATTTGGTGAGCAACCAGTTGTTTCACTTTATAAGTGGAAAGGTTCTACAGTTCGTGCTGGTGCTTTTGATGATCAGAATGGTATATTCATTCAGTATGATGGTGATATCGTTTCCTGTGGATTAAGGTCTTCCACATACCAAATTGCTGGTACCGTAACTGCTACTCCAGATAGTAACACATTAACAGGAGTCAATACTAAATTTACTGAACAGTTAAAAGTGGGTGACCGTATTGTAATTCGTGGTATGTGTCATCTCGTTACAGAGATTGATGACGATTCAACTTTGTATATGAATCCTGATTATAGGGGAGTTACTACAGTTTCTAATGTAAAAGCTGCACTAACAAAAGAAATTCTTATTCCACAAAGTCAGTGGAACCTTGATAGAGCAGATGGTACAGGTAAGTCTGGATACATTACTGACATCACGAAGATGCAGATGATGGGATTCCAATACTCATGGTACGGAGCAGGATTCATTGATTGGATGTTCAGAGGACCATCTGGTGATTTTGTATTCTTACATAGATTGAAGAATAACAACATGAACAACGAAGCATTTATGCGTTCTGGTAACCTACCTGTTAGGTATGAGGTTATTAATGAAGGTGCTAGAGGAAGGGTGGAAGTTGCAATGGATTCAAGTCAAGAGACAATGACATTAGAAGACGGAACACTATTCCCTTCTAGTGGTACATTGATTATGAATAACGAGATTATTAATTATAACAACAAAACTGGTAATATTTTGTCTGGTCTTACAAGAGCAGCAACTCACACTAATTTTGCTGGTGGATCTCAAAGAACTTATACTGCTGGTAGTGCTATTGCTCACACCAAAGGTAGTGGTGTTGTTTTACTATCAACTACTGCTACACCACAGATTAACCACTGGGGTTCTGCATTCCTAACTGATGGTGGATTTGATGAAGATCGTGGTTATCTCTTCTCATGGCAAGAAAAGGAAATTGAAATTTCAACTAGTAAAAGTGCTATCTTCTTGATTCGTCTATCACCTAGTGTTTCTAACTCTGTTACTGGAGACCTAGGAGAAAGAGAACTAATCAACCGAGCACAATTACTACTCAAGAACATTGAGATCACTACACAGGGTGGATCGAGTTCACAGGGTGTTATTGTTGAGGGTGTTATGAATCCTAAAAACTACCCTGATGATCCAACAAGTATTTTATGGAATGGATTGAATACTGGTGGTGCTGGTGGACAACCATCATTTGCACAAGTTGCCTCTGGTGGTGACGTTACATGGGAGGGTGCTGCTTCAGCAATTACTGCTACTAACGCCAATACTCAAAATTATAATACAACATGGATTATATTTAATCGAACAGATGTTGCTGGTGTACAGATTGGTTGGAAAGTTTCTGGTGGTAATCTAAAAGGTGGTGCTACTGTTGCTAACATTAGGGATTACTACTACGATAGCAATAAAGTTTACTTGATCTTCTCCGACAGAACGAGACCAGGTACTGCTGGATCTACTACATATACCTTCGAACCAATTGTTGAGGCGGCAATTCCTGGAGAGCAGGTATTCTCATTTACTGCCTCTGGTGGTGGTGAAAGGGACAACCTAGATCTATCAGAACTAAAAGAACTTACTAACACACCAATTGGTGGACGTGGTACATTCCCCAACGGTCCTGATGTTCTGGCGATTAATGCTTACCTAACGTCTGGTAGTGCTATTAACGCAACAATTAACTTACGTTGGGCAGAAGCACAAGCATAAAGAAATAACATGGCACAACCTTCCTCTAGGGCAGAGTTAAAAGACTACGCATTAAGGAGATTAGGTCATCCAGTACTGGAAGTCAACGTAGATGATGAACAGGTGGAAGACCTAATTGATGATGCTTTGCAACATTTTCATGAACGTCATTTTGATGGCATCGAGAGAATGTTTCTTAAACATAAAATTACTGCTGATGATGTAGAAAGATTTAATGGTTCCGATCAACTTAAAGTTGTTTCAGGTGATGAAGGTACTGTAACATTTACCTTGACATCTGGTGGAACAGGGTATACTAACAATACTGCAGTTGCTACTACTGGTGGTAGTGGTACTGGATTAACATTTAATACTACCACAGATAGTGGTGTTATAACATCTATATTAATTAATGATGATGGTCAAGATTATGCTATTGGAGACACTATTACCATTAGTGGTGGTAACACTGATGCAACTATAGAAGTTAAATCAGTTGATAGTGATACTACATGGGAGAATAGAAATAATTTTCTTTCAATACCTAATCATGTTATAGGTATATCTAAAGTATTTGGTGTATCATCTAACTGGGTTCGTAATGATCTCTTTGGATTGAGTAACCAGTATTTCTTGATGGATATATTCTCATTCTCATCTGGATTTGCTTTTGGTAATTTTGATATGACGAATTACTATATGATTCGCCAGTACTTTGAGACTCTAGATATGGTTGTCAACACTGGTGCTTTAGTGGAGTATAGATGGAATCAAAGACAAGATAAATTATTTTTAGATATAGATCCTTCAAAGGTTGTAGAAGGAAACTACCTTCTTATAGATTGTTATAGGGCATTAGATCCTATGGAATACACACAAGTCTATAATGATAGATGGCTTAAGAAATACATTCCTGCTTTAATTAAAAGGCAGTGGGGTCAGAACTTAATCAAGTTCCAAGGAGTACAACTTCCTGGTGGTGTTTCTCTTAATGGAGAGAAGATTTTTTCTGATGCAGAGAAAGAAATTGCTATGATACTAGCAGAAGGTAAAGATCAATATGAACTTCCTGCTAAGAGTATATATTTTCCACAGCACGGTGGTGTATCAACCGAGCAGAACTTAATACAAAGTTTAATTGATGAACAGATTAAACTTTTCGGAACAGATGTTTATTATCTTCCTAGGTCAAGTGTTAAGGATATGACCCTAGATGATATAAAGTATTCTGAATTTAAAACCCAGTGGATGATTGAGATGTTCCTCATTAACGTAGAGGGATTTGGATCACCTTCAGAATTTATTAGTAAGTTTGGTTTGAGAGTAACTGATGAGATACAATTTGTTGTATCTAAAAATAGATGGAGTCAGATATTTAATAACTTTGCTGATATAACAGAAGTTGATGGTAGACCTAATGAAGGAGATTTATTATACTATCCACTAACAGAAGATCTGTATGAAATTAAGTTTGTAGAAAGAGAAGCACCTTTCTATCAATTAGGTAAAACATATGTTTACCAGATGACTGCCGAGATCTATGAGATGGGTGATGATAAATTTGAGACTGGTGTTCCTGGTATTGATGATATTGAAGAGATCTTTAGTCCATCAATTTCTATACAAATGGATGTTGCTGGTACAGGTGATTACTCATTAAGTGAGACTGTTACTGGATCTGTCACTGGAGTTACTGCTGAAGTATCTTACTGGGATAGGAATTTACATGTACTTACACTCATTAATAGAACTGGTAACTTCAATGCTGGTGAGACTTTAACTGGATCTGAATCTGGTACAGTTAGAGAGATTACATCTATAGATAACTTAACAATGGAAACAAGTGCGTATAGCGATAATAAATACATAGAGACCGAAGGTAATGATCTTGTTGATTGGGGTGAGGTTAATCCATTTGGTGAAGCAGGAAATATATCTGGTGACTGGTAATGTTAGGACCACATTTTTATAACGAAGCAATACGAAAAACCGTTGTTGCTTTCGGTACATTATTCAATAATATTGAAACAAGAAAGTATGATAATACTGGTGCTGTATTAGAGGCAGAGAAAGTACCTCTTGCATATGGACCACAGAATAAATTCTTAACACGTTTGGAACAAAACCCAAGTGTGGACAAGAAAGTTGCTATTACATTACCAAGACTTTATTTTGAAATGTCTGGTATTACATATGATTCTACTAGAAAAATTGCACCGACACAAAAGTATAGAACTATAGCAGGAGTTGGTGAAGAGAATGAAGTACGGATGCAGTATGTACCAGTTCCATATAATATGGAATTTGAATTAGGTATCATTGCAAAGTCACAAGACACAGGACTTCAGATACTAGAACAGATATTACCTTACTTCCAACCAAATTTTAATGTAACACTTAATTTCATTCCTGATATGAATGAGAAAAAAGATGTTTCAATAATTCTTAATAACATAAATTATGCTGATGACTGGGATGATAATTTCCTAGACAGAAGAAGTATTGTATGGACAATGAGTTTCACTGCAAGGTCATACATATATGGACCATTCAACAAGTCAGATGTTATCAAGAAAGCAATTGTATACGAATCAACTGGAGATAAGAATCAAGGTAAGCGTCAAACCAAGATGACTTATTCACCTAAAGCAACTACTGATAAGAATGCAGATGGTGTAATCAATGCAGCAGATGACGCATTAGTAATTTCAACAGACGACTTTGGATTTAATGAAGGAATTGAATTATTATGACAGATAAAATAGATAATAAGATGGCCAAGAATATGGAAGATGTCTTCGATATTGAGGTCTCAAGTACTCCTGAAAATGGATGTACTACTAGAAAGAAACAATTACGTGATGTTTCTAATGACAGTAAAGATGATTATGAATATACTAGAGGAGAACTTTATAGTCTCATAGATCAAGGACAAGAAGCAGTTCGTGGTGCATTAGAAGTAGCACAAGAGAGTGGTCACCCTAGAGCATTTGAAGTTGCTACTAACGCAATGAAACAGGTTGCTGACATGACAGATAAGTTAATTGACCTGCAAGGAAAGATGAAAAAATTGGATGAACCAACAGCAGGTGCTGCACCCAAAACAGTTAACAACACTATGTTCTTGGGTAGTACAGCAGACTTACAGAAGATGCTTAAGGAGATGGGTAAAAAGAAGGATTAGGGTTCCCACACAATAGTAGTAGTTTATACTCAATTCATGTACTATATAATTACGTACTGGAGTTGAAAGATCATGTCCCACTACACTATCGGTTATCACGATACAGAAAAGAATCCCGTAGAAATATGCGAGTATGCAGTAGATGCATACCATGCAATGCAGCAAGCAAAAGAGGATGTACCATTTTTGGATGGTCATCCTCGTTTTTTTGACTACTGTTTAAAAGAATCATGAAGCACGAAATAATGTGGTGGATGAGCCGACTCACCATCATGGGAACATCTTTAAGTTTATCAGTTTGGTTAGCAGCACAAGCATATGCCTAATATTTCTGATAGAGAATGTATCTACCGTTCTCTAGAAAATTGTGAAGACCTTGCTGGACTTGATAGGAAACAAGTGCAACGTCTTATGAAACAATTTGAAGTTGAACGATCAGAAGAACTTATACAATCAGAGTACCCTCCGTTATAGGGTTAAATAATAATAGTAATAAGAATACTTTATGTTATCTACTCAATATAGGTTGAGATTAGCAGCAATATGTAAGGACATAGGTGCTGGAGTTGAAGTAAGTTTAGAAGATATGATATGGGCAGAGAAATTGTCCAAAGCAAATACTGCAGCAAGAGGTATGTTACAGACTGCAAGAAGAATTAGTACAGACCCGACAGACTCTTTTCTGAATGAGTTGAACATTGGAGACCCCGATTCAACTCATCATCGCAGGGGTTTCGGAGATCCACAAGATGTAGTGGACTGGTTTCATAATGAGAGGTCGGATGATTGGAGGCAAAGAGATTGAGTGAAATTGTTCATAGTGTAAATATTATGATAGCTATACTTCTTGTAGGAGTATGTGTTACAATATACTGGATATTTAAATACGATGATTGGAATCCTAACCCCGTTGTTTCTGGAGATAAACCCGAATGTATTCCAGAACACAATGACGAAGGCATTGAACCAATGGAAATTCGAACAGAATAAAACCCCTGTTGCTGACTCTATAAATAAAGCTTTAATAGACATTACAATATACAATGGGTACAATGACACCACCAAGCAGGAAGAGCTGCTACAATTTTCGTGTTACGAAGATCAAGAAGGTTCTGGATGGAGATACCATAGATGTGGTTATCGATTTGGGGTTCGACCTAGCGAAGACGGAGAGAGTGAGAATTGCTGGAGTGGACACACCAGAGAAGAGGACGAGGGATTTAGAGGAGAAGGCACTTGGATTAGATGCGACGAATTGGTTGAAGGAGAAACTAACTGAAACTATTAAAGGTGAAGATGAACTCACTATTAGAACTGAACTTAAGGGTGGCGTTGGGAAGTATGGTAGGCTTCTTGGTTGGCTTTATGTTGGTGAGGATGCTGTTTCCTTAAACCAACAGATGATTCAAGAAGGGTATGCTTGGGCATATGATGGTGGTAAGAAACAAAAGAATTTTGAAGAACTACGTAATATACGTAGATCACATGGTACTATGTAATGGCATCTGATCAGATATATCTTGGTAACCCCCTGCTTAAGAAAGCAAACGTTGAACAGGAGTTTACCAAGAAACAAGTAGAGCAATATATTAAATGTAAGGAAGATCCTATTTATTTTGTAAAAAATTATGTGAAGATTGTTTCACTTGATGAGGGTCTTGTACCATTTAAGATGTGGGACTTTCAAGAAGACATCATCACAAAGTTTCATAATAGTAGGTTCAACATTGCAAAACTTCCTAGACAAACTGGTAAGAGCACCACTGTGGTCTCCTATCTTCTTCACTATGCTTTGTTTAATGATAGTGTCAATATTGGTATTCTTGCAAACAAGGCATCCACTGCAAGGGACTTGTTAGGTAGACTACAAACTGCTTACGAAAATTTACCGAAGTGGATACAACAGGGTGTTATATCCTGGAATAAAG